AGATGTTCAGAGCCTTGAAGCACTGACCCGTGCCATTGTTGAGGGGGCAGCTGCTGCCGCTAAAGTCCTATTTCTTGTTAATCCAAACGGAACGACACGGGCGCGCACACTTGCAGATAGCCCGAATGGAGCTATTACACAAGGCAACGCTCAAGACGTCAGCGTCCTACAGCTCAATAAATTCAATGATTTTCGCGTAGCGCAGGAAACAATGAATGGCATTAAAGATCGTCTAGGTCACGCCTTCCTGCTTACCAGCGGTGTTGTTCGTAATGCGGAGCGTGTCACAGCGGAAGAAATCCGTATGTTAAGTATGGAGCTAGAGTCGTCACTTGGAGGTCTGTATTCGCTTCTAGCGACCGAGCTTCAACTACCAATGGTCACTAGATTGATGGAGGTAATGAACAAAAAGAAACGCTTGCCAAAGCTTCCAAAGGACGTCATAAATCCTGTAATCATAACGGGTGTAGAAGCCCTCGGCCGTGGACACGATTTACAAAAACTCGATTTATTTCTTGCAGGTGCTGCACAAGTGGTGGGCGCACAGGCCGTCGCGCAATACGTCAACGTGGGTGAATACTTCAAACGCCGCGCTACTTCTCTGGGCATCAAGACGGTTGGTCTAGTCAAAACACAAGAAGAAATGGCCGCCGAAATGCAAGCTCAACAACAAGCCTCATTACTAGATAAAGCCGCCCCAGCTGGCGTCAAAGCAATTTCAGATCAAATACAAGCTCAACAGCAAAACCAACCAGTAAGCGAGGAATAAGATGGCTGAACTACAGCAAATAAACATAAACGAACCAACAGCCGCCGAACAAGAAGCGGCTGAACAGAACGCAGCTTTGGAAGAAGAAATAGCCAACGCTGCTTCAGCAGAAGCTGAACAAGTAGAGCAGGAGGCCGCTGAAGAGTCTTCTGAGGGTGATCGACCAGAATGGTTAGATGAAAAATTTAAATCGCCAGAAGACCTAGCAAAAGCCTACAAGGAGCTTGAAAAGCAGCAGTCTAGAAATGCTGAACGTTCTAAGTCGAAAGGCGAAGAAGAACCAGCACCTGCTATCAACGACGCTATCACCAAGGCTCAAGAAGAGTTTGCTGAAAGCGGCGAGCTAACTGACAAGATGTATGTAGAGCTAGAGAAGGCTGGCATACCTAGTTCGTTTGTAGATGCTTACATAGCAGGACAAGAAGCTATGGTGACGTCGCAAGCTTTGGACATCCAGCAAGCCGTTGGAGGCCGTGAGAACTACGAAGCCATGACGGATTGGGCGCAAGAGAATCTAAATGATTCTGACATTGATGCCTATGATGAGATAGTTACCAGTGGCTCTGTAGAACAGGCAAAGATGGCCGTTCAAGGCATGTATGCGAGGTTTCTCAGCGGTGGTGGTAGTCCACCCAATCTTACACAAGGCTCGACCAGTGGAGACGGCGTAAAGCCCTTCATGTCAGCCGCTCAAGTCACTGAGGCTATGAGTGACCCACGTTACTCAAAAGACCCAGCTTTCCGCGATACAGTCGAGAAGAGACTCGCTGCATCAAACGTCTTTTAATAAGGAATAATCTTATATGAATACCATGATCAACTACCTAATAGAAAACTCAAGCACGCTAATTACTATATTAACTGCTCTGGTTGCAGCTGCTTCTTCAATAGCTGCATTAACACCTACTCCAACCGACGACACATGGGTTGCCAAAGCCTACAAAATCGTTGATTGGCTCGCACTAAATGTAGGCAAAGCCAAGGACAAGTGATAACAGTAATAGTTCAGCTTCTACTAGCCTTCCCAAAACTGGGGAGGCTTTTTTTTGCCATAAGGAATGAATACGAAAAAGAAATACGTAGCCGTCGTCACAATAAGCACACTAATGATATTGATGACTGGGTGCGTAACGGTTCGGCAGAGCAAAGTGCCGACATTCCTCCAAAGACTGAACAGCCTCGAGTTTAATGTTGAACAGCGCGAGCTGATAGGAGACATGCTTCACTACATAAACGACTTAGAGAATGAGTAAGCCTACGGAAAGAATACACATATGATAAGTAATATAGGAAGCATCACCTCAGCTATAGCGGGTATGAGAATGGTTAATCGTCACCCCGCGCTTGTTTATAATAGACGTAACCTCGCTATTAAAAAGAAAAGAGAGGAAGAAAGAGCAGAGAGAAAAAGAAAAATCTTAGCTTATCGTAATAAATAATTATACCAATGGCAAAGAGAAAAGGTGTCAGTCTCCGAAAGGAACACAAGTCAAAGACTGGAGGACTCACCAAAAAAGGGCGTGAATATTACAACCGAAAAACAGGGTCTAATCTAAAAGCTCCACAACCCCAAGGGGGAGCACGTAAACGATCATTTTGCGCCCGTATGCGCGGTGTAAAAGGAGCGATGAAGAAGCCAGACGGGTCTCCTACTCGCAAAGCTTTAGCTCTCCGTAGATGGAAGTGTTAGTTATGAAAAACTGTGGATGCGATAAATGTATGAAAATGAAACGTAAGCAACTTGCTATAGGTAAGAAAAAGAAAAAGAAAACGGGCTACTAACCGTTTAGGCATGAAAAAAGCCGCTCTTACCAAACGAAAACAACTCTCTCTGAAGCGACACAAGAAGCATCATTCTTCTAAGCACATGAAGCTTATGGAAAAAGAAATGAAGAAGGGCATGTCTTTTAGCAAAGCCCACGCTTTAGCCATGAGAAAGGTAGGTAAATAGTATGGCCAAGATATGTCCCAAAGGAATTGCTTGGGCAAAGCGCACCTTTGACAAGTATCCATCTGCTTATGCAAACATGGCAGCAAGCAAATACTGCAAAGACCCCAACTATGCAAAAGGCTCCAAGCGCAAGGGTCTAAAGATTAGAAAGAAAAAGTAATGGGTGAGCTTGCAAAGTGGAGACGACAAAACTGGGTCAGAATCGGAACAGACGGCTCGATTAAAGGAGCTTGCGGAACGTCTAAAAACAAGAAGAATCCAGACCGCTGCCTTCCGATGGCTAAAGCTAAAAGCTTATCCAAGGCTGAACGCGCAAAGACTGCTCGCAAGAAAAAGCGTGCAGGATCAAAGGGAAAACAATTTGTAGCAAATACAAAGAAAGCTAGAGTTAGCCTTAAAATCAAAAAGTAAAATGCCAAAACATAAATACTCTTCCAAACAAAAGAAGTTAGCTGCTGTTGCCGCGCCGCGCGACAAGATCACAGGAGCTGACCTCAAATCTCTTCGCATTCGCAAGAAGAAGAAGAAATAACTTTCGTCTCAAGACTAGAGACATCTATGCCCCGTGAGCGGGACAACGTAGTTGCAACTATTCGGAAGGACAAAAACTAACCTAATTAAACTCAACCAAAGGAACAATTATGGCTCTTACAACTGCCAATCCAGCATCCCGCGTGGGTGCGAAACTGGGCGGTTCTGATAAAACAGAACTGTTCTTAAAATTGTTCAGTGGCGAGATTCTTACCGCGTTTGAGACTAATACGGTTATGAAAGACCTTCATACCGTTCGCACAATCTCAAACGGCAAGCAATCTAGTTTTCCAGTTTCTGGAATTGCTAGTGCTAGTTATCACGCTGCTGGTCAATCACTGTATGCAAATGCTGCTACAGCCCTAACCGAGTTCCAACAAACAGAGAAGATCATAAGCATCGACGACATGCTTATCGCTTCAACATTTGTTGCTGAATTTGACGAGCTACAAAACCACTTCGACATCCGAAGTGTATACTCGTCTGAGTTAGGCAAGGCACTTGCTAAACGCTTCGACGTTGCAACTCTGAAGACTCTCTTCGCTGCTGCAAATGCCGATGCAAACATATCGGGTCAAACCGCTGCTGGAACTGTCATTGACGCTAGTTCTGGTGGTCTTGACAGTGCTGCTGAAGTAATCGACGCTCTGTATTCCGTAGCTACAACTCTGGACGAAAATAACGCCCCAGAGGATGGACGCTTCGCAATCCTTGCGCCTCGCACTTACTATCAGTTAATCACAGCTGACAGCTCTGCTGTAGTCTCTCCAGCTATCAACCGCGACGCGGGTGGTGTTGGATCGATTGCTTCGGGTGTAGTTCCACAAGTTGCTGGCATCAGCCTCTTCAAGTCGAACAACTTCCAGTCAATCGCTGACGAAGGCGACCTATCCAGCAGCCAAAGCGGTGCTGACAACGACGATGGTGTTGCTGCATCTGGCACAACTGCTGGAACACGTAACGACGTCCACGACGACAACGTTGCTGGTTCTACTACTAACGGTGTTGGATACAACGCTAACTTCAGCAAACTGAAGAGTGGTTCTGGTGCGACTGCCCAATACGGCATCCTCGCTGGAACTCGTGAAGCAATCGGAACGGTCAAGCTTCTTGATCTTTCGGTTCAATCCGAATACCAAATTGAGCGTCAAGGAACACTCATGGTTGCCCGTTATGCAATGGGTCATGGTGTCCTACGCCCAGAGTGCGCTGTAGCTGTCAAGGTTACTAGCTAATCTAACCCTCAACTGGCTCTCACCCCTTCGGGGGTGGGGGTCTTTTTTTATATATGCCTACTCTTACAACTAAACTTGAAGCAGTAAATTCTATGCTAGGTCACATCGGTGAAAGCCCAGTGAATAGCATAAGCGACACCAACGCCTTACCCGTTTCGGCGGCCACAGCTATATCTGTTCTGGATGAAATCAGCAGGGAAGTTCAAACTGAGGGTTGGCATTTCAACACCGAAATAGACGTCACACTTTCCGCAAACGGCGGGGCTATTTCTGTCCCTAGTGACGTCATTCAAATAGATGCAAAAGACAAATCTGTTGATATCGTTCAACGCGGATCGACCTTGTTTGATCGCAAGTCAAACAGCTCGACCTTCTCCAATGACCTCAAGGTAAACCTTGTGCGTCTTCTTGACTTTACTTCATTACCCGAAACAGCGAGACGCTATATAACGCTAAGAGCTTCTCGCGTCTTCCAAGGCCGTATGGTTGGAAGCCGTGAGTTAGAAACTTTGATTGCACGCGATGAGTTTGTAGCGCGCTCTCGTCTAGAAGAGTCCGATTACGGCAGCTCTGACAGAACTATATTTGACAACTTCGATGCTGCTTCCAGAATCGGACTCAATAGAAATTACGAACTGTTATAATGCCTTTAGTAAATACAGCTGTCCCCAATCTTATACAAGGTGTATCACAACAAGCAGACGCAACACGATTTGCTGGTCAATGTGAGGAGCAGGAAAATGCTCTTAGCTCTGTTGCAGAGGGACTGAAGAAACGACCTAATACTAGGCACATTGGTAAGTTGCTCACAACGGCTATTGATGATAATAGCTTTGTTCACTTCATCAATCGAAGTGATTCAGAAAAATACGTCGTTATTACCTATAAAGAACATGATTCTAACAACGTTCACACGCATTGTAAGATAAGAGCATTTAATTTATTAGATGGAACTGAGGCTAGTATCACAGTAGGAGGCGTAGAATATAATGCTTCGTTCTTAAATATTATTAATCCAGCTACGGGCGCAAACTACACACAAGCAGAAATTACTGCCGACGCTACTAAATCCGATACGTCTTATACTGTTAATAATTCCAACACTCCTTACCTTCATTCCGATAATCCAAGAAACGACCTGAAGGCACTCAGTATTGGCGACACCACGTTAATACTTAACAAAAGCGTTGGGGTAGGTCTTAAGAAAAATGGAGACGCTCTAGCTTTAACTCCTGCTTTAGAGAAGAAAGCTTTAGTATTTATAAAACAGGGAGACTACCAGAAGAAATATTCCGTCACTATTACTGGAGGAATCGTAGGGGGAGCAGGGTCGTCTATAACGCTTAGTTTTACTCGTTACACCTATTCTTCGAGCGGCATTAGACCAAGCATCAGGTATTACAGATGGAGAGTTACGGGTGTAACTGTAAATAATGGAGGAGCTAATCATTCTGGAAACTTGAGTCTTAGTCTATCATCTAACTCATTTATATATACTCAGCCCGTAATTAATTTTAATGTAGTTGGAGGAGTAATTCAGTCGTCTGGTCACTCCATTGTAAACGGAGGTGATTTTGGCGGTTATGGAACTAATTACAGCACATATTACAATAGGAATACTGGTTATGGGACTGGTGCTCCTACAGTTAATGCAACTATTGTAGATGGCAATCCCGCTTCAGGGTCTGCACCAGTAACAGCTACAATAACATCTGAAGGTTCCAGTTCGGCAGCAAACGCTGATACTGACACAATTCTTAACCGTCTCGTATCAACACAGGATTTCAGCACTGACCTAAATGATACGTTTAGCAATGGCTACTACATAAAGAAAAACAATAAGACCAACC